TCACCCAAAAAGTTTTTTAATTTCTTTGAAATCTTTTTCTTTTTGCTGTTCAAGTTGATGGGCGTATGTTTGTAGTGTGACGGTCAAATCTTTGTGACCTAGCAAATTGGAGATAGTGAGTAAATCTATCTGTCTGGAGATAAGGTAAGAAGCGTATGTGTGACGCAAGGAGTGGACGTGAATGTTGGTTTTAGTCAATTTTTTTATTAAGCGGTTGAGCCAGGGATGATTTACTCGAATGAATAATCGATTGTAAGGATTCACAGTCCATTCCTCTGTTTTAAATTGCAGAAGTATTTTTGCTGTTGTATTATCCAGGGGTATAGTTCGCATGGATTGCTTGTTTTTTGTCGGTGCAAATTCTGCATTTGTATATACATTCCACGTTTTATTGATATTGATTAAACCATTCTTAAAGTCTATGTCGTTCCAAGTTAGGCCCAAAGATTCTCCAATTCGCATGCCGGTTACAGAAAGCAGATAGAGCTGTACGTAGTCTGTTTGTGGGCAATTTTGTTTCAAGGTTGTCAATAAGGAGAGGTATTCATTCTCCTCGAGGAATTTATCTTCAATAGGTTTATGCTGTCTTTCAGCGTTTATTTTGGCTAAGTCTGTAAAGTTTGTATCGATTAGTTTTTCCACGACTGCCTGTTTTACAGCTCTGCGTATTCGGTGATGAACTTTATGAATTGTTCCTTGATAGTACCGCTTGCCTAAATTATTTAAAAATTGTTGATAGATGCTGGGTGTAATCGCTCTAATTTTTGTTTGTCCAAATTCTCTCTCTATCAGCTTTAATGTTTGGTCATAGTTTTTCCATGTCCCTATTGAGACATGAGGTTTTTTATAGATCTTGGCCCATTTATCGAAATAGTCATAAAGCGATATATTTTCATCAAAGATAGTTGTTGAATTGAGCAGGCGTTCTGCCTCTGCTGCAGCAAGTTCTGCTTCTTTCTTTGTCCGAAAACCTCTTTTTGATTTCTGTTTATACTTCCCGTCGGGTGTTTTATAGGAAATGCGGTATTCCCAACTTCCGTCTCGTTTTCGATATGATGCCATGTTGATTTTTACCTCACTTCTTGATAAAATGGGTATAGTAAAGAGGGCTTTTTAATGCCTGTTTACTATTCAATCTTTTTTCTCCTCACACTCAACGTTAGGCGATGGCGAGTGTGGGGAGTTTTTTTATTTCGTTTTAGGTGCAGGAAAGTAGGAACTATCACAAGTTCTTAGTCCGTCTATATGCAGTGATAGGCTATCCCTGATTTGACCACCGAGAGCGTCAAGAACGAAATCAATTCCTTCTCTGCGCGCAAGTTTAGCAGCAGGAACAAAATCACTATCTCCCGCAATTAAAACAATCTTATCCACCTGATGCTTATAAGATAACGAGGCTATGTCCAGTCCAATCCGCATATCAACGCCTTTTTGTTGTAACTGTAAGATTAAATCTGATTCATCAATATCAGATATTTGTTTACTTCCGTTCAATAACTTTTTAGTAGTGCTAGCCTTTAGATTGTAGTGTACAGAGTCTTCATTCAATTCACCAAGCCGTAATGCTACTTTTCGTTTATGGCTTAGTTCGTTAAAGAAGTCATTCGTCCACGCTTTGGTGTCACTTTTACTAAAGTTTATATTTTTTTGGGTCAAAGGGTTGAATACTTGTTTATCAATCGGTGGACAATCATAATAAAATATTCTGTATAAATCGTGTCGAATGTCCATTCCGTAGCTATTTTCTTTCAAGTGTCGGTTGCAGTAGCTATATAACTCTTCTGCTCTTTCTTTAGCCGTCTTATGACCTAGAACAGAAGCAGAACGTTTACGATAATAGCCACCGTCTACTAGAATTGCAATTTTCATATTTTGTTCTCATTTCTACAAAAATAAAACCCATGATTTTATCGCTCTCCTTATGGTGGAGGGATTACTCTCATGGGTGCAATTAACTCTTTATGTATTCATTTTAGAACACATATTTCGTTTTGTCAACCCAAAAGATGCAAATTTTTAGACTCATGTAGATTTATATAGCTTTACTTTGTCATTTTTGAAGTACTTTGAAACGGTTTAGATAGATTAAAATAGCTTAAAAGTTATCTACAGCTCATCTCTCCATCGGCATGAAGTTGCCGACGACTTTACCGATAATGCGGGGATCTTCGGTATAGGGGGCGAATTTATCGGCATATTTACTATTGAGAGAGACGAGGCGCAGGCCGTCTTTTTCTTTATAGACTTTCTTGATATAGGATTGTCCATCCCAGTCTACAGCGTAAATTGCACCGTCATAATCGAAGCCTGTATCTTTGATGAGAGCAACGGATCCGTCAAGATATGTAGGTTCCATGGAGTCGCCATAGACCCAACTTGCCAGGTCATGAGTGATTTCTTTATCAAAATAGACGGTGTCGTAGTTGCGTTCCTCCCAGTAGGTAGCTCCTGTGCCAGCGGAGAGTTTTTCATAGACGTAGTATTCAAAGAGTGGTTCGCTAATCTCTAATGTCTTGCGCTTCTCTAGTTGTTCTTTTTCCTGCTCGTCTAGTTGCTCTGTAGCGTACTCTAGGACGTTTTCTTGACGCTCGGGGTGTAATTGTACCACCGTATCGTTAATCGCTTGTACGGTGTCATTTTTTGCGTCTGGGGAGGGGGTGTCTTTCTGATAATATTTCGATTCAATTAAATCCGATTTGTTTATGCCAAAATAGTTTGCTAAAAGCTCTATTTTGCCTATCCGTGGATAGGTGATTCCTTTTAGCCAATCGCGTACAGTAGTGTATTTTAAATCTAAATCTGTACACAACTGATTTCTATCTACGCCTTTTTTATTCATAAAATAGGCTAGATTTTGGGAAAATATTTCTTTACTCTCAAGAACCATTTTAACACCTCCTTATATAGTATATATTACGGAAAAAACGCAAAAAAATCAAGAAAAAAAGAAAAAAATACATAAAAAACGCAAAAAATTCTTGACATTGCGGTTAAACCGCAGTATAATATAATCAAGGTCAAGGAAATGACCTAGAAAAACGAAAGGAGCAAGGCAAATGGTGGATATACTAAAAAGCCTAAAACCAGAAGAACTCGGCACAGTTCTAATAGTTCTAGGCTTAGTCAGAGAAGCTCGTCTCTGGCACAAACAAATCTTGGAACATAAAACCAAGAAAAAGTAAGAGCAAGGGGCAGAAGCCCCAACCTCTTATCTTTAGTGTACCACCATTTGCTCGGGAAAGCAATATGAAAATTTTAGCTGTATTGTTATTGGTCGTGTCGGTTGTTGTACGGCAGATTGTGAAGCGGAGGAAGAAGTGATGTTAGAAAAAGTTATCGCTATATCTGTTGAAGAGCTTTTTGAAAGGGTTATCGAACAAGAAAAGCGCCTTTCGGAAATCGAAGAGCACTTGGGAATTAAACTGTCGGAAGATTCTTCAACATAAACTTTGATTTAAAAATTTGGAGAATGATTTCGACATAAGTTTTTAAAACAGGTAGAGTAATATTTGTGTCTTTATCCCAGTGTGTGTAATGGTTGCCAACTTCTCGAATGAAATGAAGAACGCCTTTGAGTAGGTCGTCATCTTTTACGTAGCGGTCAATAGCATTGTTGAAACTAAATTTAGGATCGGATAGGTATTCTTTGGTGTCTAATTCGAAATACAGAGCATAGTCTTTGACGAGACACTCAATAGCAGAGCGGTATCCAGTTCCAGCGATGTTCTCAAGTCCTATTTTTTCCGCTTCGATTGCTTCGCTATAAAATTCAACAAATCTAGGAGCGCATTCAATAAAGAGTGGGTCAATGTCAGTGATAACCTTGTTTGGATAGACAATAGCCATCGTGGTATAGTCGTTTCCTGCGTGGTACTCTTGCAGTGTCATGTGAGACTTTTGACAAGCAGTGCAACGATGAAAGAGCCCGATAACTTTTCCTTCTTTGGTATCCATACTCGAAATATTACTGGTCGTAGGATTGTTACCAATTCCACAGTTTGGGCAAGCCTTAGGGATTTCAATAGCTTTATTTGACGACAAATCGTTAATATAATAATTGATTTTTGAGATTTCCATATCAATTCCTCCAATCATTTTATTTTCATTATACCACAGAAAGGGGGTGAGGAGATGAGACCAAAACGTTATCCGTATAGTAATCAAAAAGAACCAGCAAAGCCAGCTCCATCTGATAATCCACTAAAGATATTTGATAAATTTCTGGCATCTGTATTATTGGTTGCTAAACCTAATAACCCAGACCATGTAAGATTGGTTAATGACCTCATGCAAACTTATTCAAAGCTTTATCCGTAACGTTTTGAAACTGCATTATTTATTCCATCGTAAATATGCTCAAATTGTTCGGCAACATATTGACCGAAAGGCTTATTAAAATCAGCTTGTCGGAAATATTCTTTGTGCAATTCGTCGTGTAAAGATGAAATAATTTCAGCAGTTAGCTCGATATTGTTTTTTCCCATATTCTTCTCCTTTCCGTTAGATTTTGTTATGAATAAGATGTTGGGTTATTCATAAAGTTATTATATCAAAATATAAAATAAAAATCAATATATAGTACACGTGTTTTATAAATGCACCATATATTGTATAAAAGGAGGGTAGGTATGTGGAAAACACTTAATCATATTTTAATTGAAAAAGGGATGACTAAAAAAGAACTTGCCAGCAAAGCAGAAGTCGCTTTAGGGACGATTCAAAATATCCGAAATGAACGAATTTCATTCAAGAACATGGTTGAAATCGCTGACGCACTAGATGTCAGTTTGGACGAATTTAGAAGGAGGTGAGAGGATGGACGAGCGGAAAGAAAAATTCATTGATATGTTAAAAATGATGCACGTAAAGATTGGGCAAGACTTTGTTAATACAAAAGACCCCTCGACAAGGTGCGAGCTTGCCAAAGGGTACCTGGAAATCGGAGATTATTTATCAAAATATTGATTTCCCTCTACCTAGAGCTTGTATTAAAGCTTTAGAATTTTCAGCTCTTTTCTTCTTTTCGGCATCAATGAATGGTTTATTGTAATCTTTGATAGCTTCAAGCGAATCTGTATATAGCTTGATTTTATCTTCGATAGATAATTCTGGACTTGATGACGAAACGATAGCTAGGGCTAATTCTTTAACGCTACTAATCATCATAATATTCACCTCCTTTCTGAATCCATTATATCAGATTCGAGGTGCGAGGAAATTAGAAAAGGAGGTGAGAGGGTGCAGAAGATGACGTTGAAAATGTTACGTATTAGAGATAATCTAACACAGAAACAAGCAGGAGTTATTTTTGGTGTGACTGCGGATACGTGGGCTAATTGGGAACACGGACGTACTACACCTGACGTTGTCGTAGCTTATAAAATTGCTGAATATTTTAGAGTATCATTAGATGATATTATTTTTTTAAACAACGTTGCGGTTTAAACGCAAAAAGACAAAACGTGCAGGAAAGGAGCAACATGCAGGAAATGATTAATAAAGGAGACGGTATGAATAAAACATACGAAGAACAACAAAAAGAATTGGTAGCAGCAGGTATAAAACGTGCTGAGGAAGTAATGGCAATAAATAAAGAATTTGCCAATAAGTTTAATGAGTTGATTAGCTGGGCGGCTGATTGGTGCCTTACTTTCCATGATATGAATAACGTTGACAAGCTAGATTGGAATATTGATCGTATCACAATTCCGTTCAAAAGCGAGCCAGAATTGCAAGAGGCAATTAAAAAAGCTATCCATTATGAGATTAAAAAACGCACACTAGATAGCTATTTGAAGCATCGGGATTAAACTAACTCAATCTTAACAACATTTTTAGACTCGTAGATTGTTTCCGGGTGTTCGGTGTCGTAAAAGAACTGTCCCATACATAAGATATCTACAAAGCTAAAAAATAGATTGCAATTAGGATGACTAAAAAGTGATGCTTTGTTTGCTGGTAGATGTTTGTCATCATTTTCGTTAAATGTCTGAAAAGTCATTTCTTCATGAAAAATGGTAGTTGAACCATCGGCAAAAGTCACTTTTATTTGTGGCATAATATCACCTCCTTTCCGTGTTGATATCCTAATTATAGCACGGAGGAGACTGAACACAAAAAAGCCACTGCGGAAACAGTGACTTACACAAAAAACTTACTTAGATTATATCATAAAGGAGCCTGATATGGAAGAAGGAATTATCTTGACGTTCGTCAATAAGATAATAGACGGTGTCAGGACTGCGTTAGTGGAAGTTTCTCAGATGTTTGATATAGAGAAAGCCATGCCACTGGAACTAAATCAGCAACAGGTTATGAAGATGTTGGGATGTTCTACGACAACATTCGAGCGTTATACGAAATACTCAGACTTTCCAAAAATTGATAGAGGAAAAGGCACACAGCTTAAGTACCCAAGAGACGCAGTCCGTGAGTGGTACAACGCAAACTGGAAACGATTCAGCGAGGTTAAATAAACATGTTTAGAAAACTATGTGCAGACTACTTGATTGACCAAGTGCGAAAAAGCAAATTATCGAACGATGAAAAGTCGCAGTTTATATGTTTTATCAAGTTCATTTTACAACAACTAAACGAAACAGAGGAAGTCGTTTATAACCTAGACGAAATAGAAAGGACACTTGCATGATGATGGAAGTAGACAAAGAAGAATACATTGAGATGAAACTCGAGAACCACCGGCTCAGAGAAGAGATTAAGCTACTAAAAGCGGGGCTGGATTCAATACAATCAATCGTAAAAAATGTGAGAGGAGTGGTGGTATGAAAGTCACAATAGTAGATACCCTAACGAACTCAAGAGGTTCTATTGGGTAGAAGGCGATACGGTGTTCCTAGCTAGTCACCTATCAGAAGAACAAAGAAGAAAGATTATTAAGAAATTTGGAGAACATCTAATGATTACAGTAGAAAAACAACAGCCAAAGACGTATGCCAGAATCCGTTGTACCAATGAAGTGTATGACCAAGTAGCTGAAATCGCTAATGAATGTGATTTAACTCTGAATCAGGTAGTTAGCTCATTGCTACTATTTGCGCTCAATCATGCAAAAGTAGTCAGTACAGAGAAAAGGATAGTTGAACATCGTCTAGTAATTGGAGGAGAAGAGTATGGGCATCACGATTAACAAGCTAGAAATCGAAAATGTCAAGCGTATTAAGGCTGTCAAAATCGAGCCGAGCGCAACAGGCTTGACGATTATCGGTGGGAATAATAACCAAGGAAAGACAAGTGTATTAGATGCGATTGCGTGGGCGCTGGGCGGAAATAAATATAGGCCTAGCCAAGCGCAACGAGAAGGGTCACAAGTGCCACCGATTTTAAAAATTACTTTATCAAATGGCTTAATCGTCGAGCGTAAAGGAAAGAATAGTGACTTGAAGGTCATTGACCCGAGCGGAAATAAAGCAGGGCAACAGTTACTCAATAGCTTTGTAGAGGAATTGGCTCTTGACTTGCCAAAATTTATGGAGCAAAACAATAAAGAGAAGGCTTCAACCCTGCTTCAAATTATCGGAGTAGGTCCACAGCTAGTTGAATTGGAGTTGAAAGAAAAATCACTTTATGATCAACGTCATGCGATTGGAGTGATTGCTGATCAGAAGGAGAAGTTTGCCAAAGAGCAGGTTCATTATCCGGAGGCACCAAAGGAATTGATTAGCATCTCAGAGCTAATCCAACAACAACAAGCAGTATTAGCTAAGAACGGGGAGAATGCCCGCAAGCGCCAAAATCTCCAGCAGATTCAGTTACAATACGACAGTGCAGAAGCTAAAGTATCGCGCTTACAACAAGAGCTTGCGCAAGCGATTGATGAGCGGGATAAGGCTAAAAATGATTTGGCAATCGCTCAAAAAGATGCCATAGAATTGCACGATGAATCGACAGCTGAAATCGAAGAAAACATTGCTCAAATTGATGAAATCAATCGTAAAGTGCGAGCAAATCTTGATAAGGAAAAGGCAGAGGAGGACGCGAAACAACAACGTGAACAGTATAACACATTGACTACTTCTATTGGAGAGGTCCGGAAGCAAAAGGCCGACCTGTTGACTAATGCGGACTTACCACTGGAGGGCTTGTCAGTAGATGACGGAGAATTGCTCTACCTTGGTCAGCGTTGGGATAATATGTCCGGTTCCCAACAGTTGCAGGTTGCGACAGCTATCGTCCGTAAGTTGAAACCAGAATGTGGCTTCGTTTTAATTGATAAGTTAGAACAAATGGACCAGGTCACTTTGCAAGAGTTTGGTCAGTGGCTTGAGAAAGAAGGATTACAAGCTATTGCAACACGTGTGTCTACTGGTGATGAGTGCTCGATAATAATCACTGACGGATACTCGGAAGAAAATCCAAACTATGAAAGCGTAAAGAATACACAGACTACACCATCTTGGGAAGGTGGATTTTAAAAAGGAGTAAAAAATTATGGCTATTACACAAGATACTATTAAGAAGTTTCTGAAATTGCGTCAAGAACTAACTCACCGTGAGTGGATTGAACTGGATCGTCTAGTAACGATGCGTTTAAGAGAAAAAGCCGAAGAGTTAACACTCAACGACTTCGATGTTCAGGTATTGGCTGAACGCTCTAAGAATATTAAGCAAATCGATCCTAAACCGGGAGAAGTGCTTATTTAAGATGCTCTAAGATATTTTCATAGGCTTTATTGTAGCTTTCGGCAAGTTGCTGATGTGTCCACATAGTGTCCTCGGGCTTGGCAACAATGTACGCTACTGCAAGCTCATGAGCAATATCTTCTTTTGTACGTAACATGGCTTATCCTCCTTATTTTGATAAGTCAATTATAGCAAAAAGAAAGGAAAAGAAATGCAAATTACAAAAGGTAAACGGGCACGGGCCCAACGCGTAGTCATCTATGGTCCAGAGGGGGTTGGCAAGTCTAGTCTAGCGGCTCAATTTCCGAACCCTCTCTTTATTGATACGGAAGGATCCACGGATAATATGGATGTAACACGGGCCGACAAGCCGACTAGCTGGACCATGCTCATGAATCATATTGCTTTTGTCAAGGCTAATCCAACGATTTGCCAGACCTTGGTGATTGATACGATTGATTGGGCAGAAGCCTTAGCCTTGCAATATATTTGTGCACAGCACAATAAAACTGGAATTGAGGACTTTAATTGGGGTGCGGGATATACCTATCTTATTGAAGAAATCGGACGCCTGCTGGATAGATTACAAGAGTTAGTCGAACTTGGCATCAATGTAGTATTGACTGCCCATGCGCAGGTTAAGAAATTTACCAAACCTGATGAAATGGGCGGATATGACCGCTACGAGCTTAAATTAAGCAATAAGAAGACAGAGACGAATGTATCGGCCAAAGTCAAGGAATGGGCAGATATGGTCCTGTTTCTTAATTACAAGACTTATATCGTTACTGATGATAAGACGAAGAAGCAAAAAGCACAGGGCGGTCAGAGGGTTATGCAGACAACACATTCTCCAAGTTGGGATGCAAAGAACCGCCACAACTTGCCAGAAGAATTGCCGATAGATTTTGCAGGAATCGCTCATATCTTTGCGCCTGCAACTGTTCAGGAACAACCTGCACAGACACCACCTATTCAACCAGTGCAATCAGCATCGGTTCAAGAACATCCTACTCAGATACCTACATCAACTCCTCAAACTAATCAGATTGCACCCGTCAAAGAACAGACAGAGCTACCAATTGATATGTCACAAGTTTCTATGGCACAGTCACAATCTGTAACAACTTCGGATATTAGTCCACTGATTCCACAAAGTCTACGTGACTTGATGATTAGTAGTCAAGTCACACAAGAAGAAGTCTTACAGGCAAGCTATGTCAATGGTATCTATCCGCTAGGAACGCAGGTGGAAGCGATTGAAGCAGGTTACTGGGAATATGTGGTCACTGTTTGGGACAAGGTCGTGCAGGTTATCAATACTAAAGTTAGATCTGATCCAACAATACCTTTTACGGTTGAAGGGAATTAGATTTAGACTATTTTTGGTCTTAGAAATAATAGGGAGGTAAAAGCTAAATGGATAAAACAATCAAGTTGGATTTGTCCGCTCTCGGAGAGGGTGGACTACAAGAAAAGGTGGACAAAGAGTTGGAAAAAGTCTTTGACAATATCCTTGATCCAAATACTGATAGCAAGGTTGCTCGTAAGCTAGTCATCACTTTAACTATGAAAGCTGATGATAGTCGTGAAGTAGTCAGCACTAGTATGGATGTGAAATCCACTCTTGCGCCGCAGACAGGTGTAGCCACTACGGTGCTTGTCGGTAAGAAAGATGGCAAGACTTATGCGAATGAGCTTAGAAGTAATATGCCTGGTCAAATGTATTTTGACGACAATGCTCAGCTACGTACGGATATTGGTCAGCCGGTTGAAGAGATTGAAAAAGGTATTAACGAAGACGTCATTGATTTTAACAAAAAGAAAGTAGGTAACTAAAATGGCAACAGAAAATATTAAAGAAGCATTGGAATATGCGGTTGAATTGGCAGGCAATGAAGAAAAGATTATCAAAGCTGAAAATGGCAAACTTTACTATGACGAGAATGTTCATTCGTTACGTGAATTAGATACTCGACCGATTCCACCACGACTTTATCTCAATACATTAGACAGTTTAGTGGATTATCTAAAAACTGACTTAGACCAATTAGGGAGCAAGCGTGTCTTGGTTGTAGTTGAAAGTCCAAAAGAAGTAGTTGTCTACGAAGAGCTAGATAAGGAAGCTAATCGTGCAAAATTGGTTACGGTTGAATCAATGACACCAGATATCCATTTCGGTCGATATGAAGAAACATCTGACTTTAACATCATGCTGCAGTCTCGATTTGTTGATACTGATGACCGCGCTATTGTTTTGGATTTTGCGAGTGCTTTGAAAATTGATAGCGGACTTGAAATTGTTGATGACGGTATTAGTCAGACTGCGACAATCAAAACAGGAGTGGCTAGTCTTGGTCAAGCTAAGGCACCAAATCCAGTCACATTGCGACCATATCGCACATTTGCTGAAGTGGAGCAGCCAGCTAGCCAGTTTATCTACCGTATCAACAAAGCAGGTCATATGGCTCTATTTGAGGCAGATGGGGGCAAGTGGAAATTGGATGCTATCAATAATATTGCCAACTACCTGAAATCTAAGTTGGAAGACCAAGTGAATATTACAATTTTAGCTTAACAAGGGGAGGATAGAATATGACACAACAATACAATCAACCAGAGCGTGAATTTGGATGGGATGATACTATCCAACAAGATGCAAAAGATTTTATCTTATTACCGCCTGGGGATTATCAATTTACTGTGACAGGATTCGAGCGTGGCCGACACACGCCAAATCCACAAAATCCAGGGAAATTACCTGAATGCAACAAAGCAATTATCACTGTTTTGGTCGAGACAGAACAGGGCGATGCGATTATGACCCACAATCTTTTTCTACATAGCTCAACAGAAGGAATGCTCTCTGCGTTCTTTGGGGCGATTGGGCAGAAAAAACATGGAGAGCCGCTCCGCATGAATTGGAATACTGTTGTTGGCTCAAAAGGAGTCTGTCGTGTGAAACACAGGGAATACAACGATGAGAAGTATAACGATATTAAATCTATGATTTATGCGGATAAAGTGGACTGGAGTAAAGTGCTCAACGCTGGTCAGCCTGCACAGCAAGTAACTGCTCCACAGACTTATCAAACACCCCAACCTTCTTACCCGCAACAACCTATGCAACAACAACCACAACAGCCAGCACAAGGTAACTTTACAGGGTTTTAGGAGGTACAGATGCAACTACGAGATTATCAAGAAGAGGCTCGTAGCGCAGTCCAGCAAGAATGGCAATCTGGTCGCAAGCGGACATTATTGGTCTTGCCAACAGGATGCGGCAAAACGATTGTCTTTTCCAAAATCATTGAAGACCGTGTGCGAATGGGCGAGCGCGTGCTCGTCCTTGCTCATAGGTCGGAACTGCTGGAACAAGCTTCTGATAAGTTAATGACTGCTACAGGATTGGGGACAGCCTTAGAAAAAGCGGAAAGCACCTCTATAGGCTCATGGTTTCGAGTTGTGGTCGGGTCGGTACAGACCTTGCAACGTGAAAAACGGTTGAGTCAATTTCCACCAAACTACTTTGACACCATTATCATCGATGAAGCTCATCACGCGATTTCAGACGGCTACCAACGTGTCTTACAACATTTTGATGATAGCAATGTATTGGGTGTGACTGCTACGCCAGACAGAGGCGATAAGCGGAATCTAGGGCAGTATTTCGACAGTCTAGCCTATGAGTATTCCTTGGTGCAGGCTATCAAGTCTGGCTATTTGTCCAAGATTTCAGCAGTAACAATCCCTTTGACCTTAGACTTGTCAAGTATATCTATGCAGTCGGGCGATTTTAAGGCGAGTGATTTAGGCACTGCACTAGATCCGTATCTTGAACAGATTGCTGATGAAATGGTCAAACAATGTGCAGACCGTAAAACGGTAGTATTTTTGCCCTTGGTTAAGACGTCACAAAAATTCAGAGATATTCTAAATGCTAAAGGATTCAAAGCAGCAGAAGTCAACGGAGAATCCAAAGACCGTGCCGAGGTTTTGGAAGACTTTGACAAAGACAAGTACAATGTCCTTTGCAATTCCATGCTTTTAACAGAAGGCTGGGATTGCCCGTCAGTTGATTGTGTGGTGGTACTTAGACCCACTAAGGTACGAGCTTTGTATAGCCAGATGGTGGGTCGTGGTACCCGCTTATTCCCAGGGAAAGAAAATCTGTTATTGCTAGACTTCTTATGGCATACAGAACGTCATGAACTGTGCCGGCCTGCTCATCTTATCGCAGGAACGGAAGAAGTAGCACAAAAGATGGTTGAGAATATGGAAGAGGAAGCCGGCTCTTTGTTTGATATTGAGGAATTGGAAGTTAAGTCAGCAGAAGATGTTGTTTCTCAACGTGAGGAGGCACTGGCTAAGCAACTGGAGGAAATGCGGAAACGCAAACGGAAATTAGTTGATCCATTGCAATTTGAAATGTCTATCCATGCCGAAGATTTAGTAGACTATGTGCCAGACTTTGGTTGGGAAATGTCCCCGGTATCAGATAAGCAAAAACAGGCTCTCGAGAAATTTGGTATCTTTACAGATGAAATAGGGAATGCTGGGAAGGCTGCAAAGCTACTGGATAGATTGGCTAAGCGTCGTGATGAAGGTTTAACTACACCAAAACAGATTAGATTGTTAGAGCGCTATGGTTTCCGCAATGTCGGTATTTGGCAATTTGACCAAGCGAGGTCAATGATTGACAGGATTGCAGCTGCAGGCTGGAGATGCCCTGCTGGTATCAGTCCACGAGAATATCAACCAGAATAGGAGAATAGATGACAGAACGAGAATTTGACCTCATCCCATTGCTTGATTACATTAATCCGACCACTCTGTCATATCAAGACTGGATTAATGTAGGGATGGCTCTTAAGCAGGAGGGTTATACAGCAATGGATTGGGATATGTGGTCTCAGAAAGACCCTAGTAGATACAAGCGCGGGGAATGTTTTAAGAAGTGGGATACATTTCAAGGTGGCAGTCTTGGAGCAGTGACTGGTGCTACCATCACTCAAATGGCTAAGGATAGTGGCTGGGTGTCCGAATACACAGGTAGTGGAGAATTTCGTGAGCTTGATTGGAACGATACTATTGATAAGGACTATCGAATCATTGACAAACATTGGGTAGAGTCTAAGGATATCTGTGAACCAAGCAATGATAAGTGGTCGCCAGTTGCTGAAATCATCACTTATCTACAGACTATTTTTGAAAGTACAGATAAGGTCGGATATGTGACAGAAACCTATACTATTCCTGGCAAGGAAGGGGAGACTATCTACAAACCAACACAAGGAGCGTATGCCCGGACGGCAGGAGAACTGATTGAGTTACTTCAAAAATGCAATGGAGACATCGGTGCAGTATTTGGAGATTACAAGGAAGAGGCTGGAGCTTGGATTCGTTTCAATCCACTGGACGGCAAAGGTGTTAAGAATGACAACGTGACTGACTTCCGCTATGCTCTGGTCGAATCCGACAGCATGGAACTAGGCAAGCAATACGCTTTATTTAAAGAACTAGAATTGCCGATTGCTGCTTTGGTCCACAGCGGGAAGAAATCCTTGCATGCTATCGTCAAGGTAGATGCCAGAGATTACCAAGAATACCGTAAGCGTGTGGACTACATCTACCAAATCTGCAAGAAGAACGGACTTGATATTGATACTCAAAATCGCAATCCTAGCCGATTATCACGGATGCCAGGTATTATGCGAAATGGTAAAAAGCAGTTTCTGATTGACACCAACATTGGTAAGGCCAACTATGAAGAGTGGTATCAATGGATTGAGGATTTGAATGATGATTTGCCAGATCCGGAAGGCTTATCAGAATCATGGAATGATATGCCAGACTTAGCTCCCGAGTTAATCAGTGGTTTACTTCGTCAAGGTCACAAGTTACTCATGGCTGGACCGTCCAAGGCTGGCAAATCCTTTGCTTTGATTGAGTTAGCAATCGCAATCGCAGAAGGAATCAAATGGCTTGCTTGGCAATGTGAGCAGGGACGTGTGCTATATGTCAATCTTGAGTTGGATAGACCGTCGGCCTTACATCGTTTTAAGGATGTCTATACTGCCATGGGTGTGCCAGCTAACAATATCCAAAACATTGATATCTGGAACTTGCGTGGTAAGACCGTTCCAATGGACAAGTTAGCTCCCAAGCTCATCCGTAGGGCCTTGAAAAAGGACTACATTGCAGTGATTATTGACCCAATTTATAAGGTATTGACCGGTGACGAAAACAGCGCTGACCAAATGGCTCACTTTACCAATCAATTCGATAAGGTAGCGACAGAGCTTGGTTGTAGTGTAATTTACTGTCACCACCATTCAAAAGGAGCACAGGGTGGTAAGAAGTCCATGGACCGTGCAAGTGGTTCTGGAGTATTTGCCCGTGACCCGGACGCTTTGATTGACCTAGTAGAACTTGAACTTAACGATGACTTGATTAAGATGCGGTCTGACAAAGCGAGCTGTGCTATTTATCAAAAAGCCTTGCAGGAGCGCGCCCTGAACTACTACCAACAATATGTCAGCTTAGATGATTTGGAAAGTAGGACACAGATGCGTAACCACTTTGAGAAGGCTATCAAGGATGTATTGATTCGTAAGATCTATACAGACGAAATTGACAAAGTCGTGCATGCGGTAAAAATTTCAACTGCTTGGCGTGTAGAAGGAACGTTACGGGAGTTTGCCAAATTTAAACCGGTTGATATGTGGTTTAGCTATCCAGTGCATATAGTAGATGAGTCGGGGGTGCTGGCAGATATTCAACTTGAAGAGACTAACTCCAAAAATTCTCCGTGGAAGAAGAATTTTGAAAAGAAAAAGGATAAACCTAAGAAGTCAAAAGATGAATTGCTAGAGACTGCTATACAAATATTAAAAGCTAATGCTGACGGTGATCAACCTGTCACTATAGCAGATGTTGCGGAATACTATTCTAAATCTGAAAAAACAATCCGCAGGTGGATAGACAACCATGAAAAATTTGAAATAGATAACGGCATAATCGTCGAGGGACAAAAAGACAAAAGGGACATTCTCGAATAGGTCAAAAAGGGTCAAAATCGATTAAATGTCCTTGGATGTCTATGGACAAAAGGGTCAAAAAATCGAAAATGTCAAAATGACCCTAAAGAGACAAAAGGACGGACAAATTCGATAAATAATCGAAAATGTCCGAGAGACAAACTGAGGGACAGAAATTATACCTTTTAGGTAATAATTTTAGAGAAATGTCCCTAGAGGTCCAGAAGAACAGGTACAGGTACAAGGGGGCTATGCATCCGCCCCTTGTAACCCTGTAACCCTGTCCTTCACTCTGGACTTAAAGCGAAAAATTAAAAAATATGGAGAGTTCAAATAAATATGGTTAGAAAAAAGAAAAAGTATTCTGTCAATTTAGATGCAGGGAAAAATATGCCACCGCTCTATCACACATTGCCTGGTCAAGAATTTGATTATAAAAAATCAGAAGTTCTTAATTGGATTGGTCAACAGTCTGAAATGCTAAATTTTGTCAGAGAGCAATTAAAATCAGCAGGATACATCACCTATGATCCCGAAACTAGAAAGTGGACCGGGGTGGATTATGACAATTAGATTTTTCCTGCCAATGAAAAAAATACCTACCGTGACACACCAACAGAAACAGGTTCGAGTGATCAATGGTAAACCGCAATTTTATGAGCCTGAAAAGTTGGCAGATGCCAGAGCTAAGTACGAGGAGCTGCTGGCAAAGCACGTTCCTCCAGACAAGTTTCAAGGTCCGATTCGCTTGACAGTCAAGTGGCTATTTCCTCGGACGAAAAATTCTAAGCATGGCCAGTACAAGACGACGAAACCAGATACGGACAATCTGCAGAAGTTGCTAAAGGATTGCATGACCAAAGTTGGATTTTGGGAGGATGATGCACAAGTGGCCAGCGAGATTGTGGAAAAATTTTGGTCGGATATTGTTGGAATATACATTCGAGTTGAGGTGCTGGAATGAATTATATTGAATTTTTTGAAAAAGAAGTTCCTGCATGGATGCGAGCTAGCAATCAAAAGATGCAAGAGGTAGGCTTTGCGACAGATGCTTATTGGAAATGGTGTGTGCAGTCAATGGCAGAAATTAGTAAGAAGTACAATGATGACAGACTGGTCTTGAACCAATTTGGCATGATATTTGAATGGTTGGAGGAAAAAGCAAATGGCACAATTTGACACTATCACAAAACCGAAACACTACCAAGGTAAACATGGCCTTGAAGCTATGGCAGTTGTCGATAATTTTATCGGCAACTTAGCAGGGAAAGCAGCTTACTGCTGGGGCAATGTTATTAAGTATCTGCTACGCTTTCAAATGAAAAATGGAGGCGAGGACTTGAAAAAAGGCCCGTCAGCACTTGGATTGGTTGATAGAGGAGATGGAGAATAATTGAGTTTCAAAGAATTTAACAATCGTCAAATAGCCAATAAGCATGCTGAATATATTACAAGTCCTGTCTTGCGTCAGTATCTAGCGGATAAGGTTAGGCAATATTGTGGTGAGAATGTTTCAATTTTTGACGGTGCGGCTGGGTCGGGCCAGTTGGAGCAATTCATCCAGCCAAAAGAGTTTCATGCTGTGGAAATTCAGACACTCGCATGTGAAGCACTTAAAGAGAATTATCCGAACGCAGTCGTATATAATCAGAGTTTCTTTCTCTATGACGAGAATCCAGAGGTTGATGTGACTGCGATGAATCCGCCATATTCAATTAAGTTTAAGGATTTGCCGGAGGAAGACAGACAGGCTATTCAATCTGATTTCCCTTGGAAAAAATCGGGTGTAGTTGATGATATTTTCTTGCTTAAGTCACTCAAGTATACCAAACGATATGCATTCTATATCATGTTCCCTGGCATTGCCTACCGAGGCGCAGAAAAGAAAATGCGGGAATTGGTTGGCAATCGGTTACTGGAGCTAAACACTGTGAGAAATGGATTTGAAGACACGCAGATTGAAGTGCTTTTCCTTGTAATTGACAAGCAAAAGACCACTTCTGATATTCATAGCGAAATCTACGATGCCAAATTGAAAAAGATTGTTTACACAACAAGTAGTCAACTAACAGTTGACTACCACTGGCATGCACCTAGAGAACCTGTCGAAAAAGAGGAAATCGATATTGATGCAGTGAATCAGGAGTTAGATGAGTTAATGTTAGTACGACTTAGAAATCACTTAGAATCGCAGCTGTTGGTTATTCACTATTTTGGAGCGGAAATTGACTATCTAAGTTTTATCTCTCAAGCGTACGATATTTTAAATCAATATGAAATTTATTACAATTTTGGAGTTGTTCAATGAAAAAGGTAGATAATAAATTAGGAGGAGGAACATGAGTAGAAAATTTAGAGAAGCTATAGCAAACGGCTACATATTTGGTTGCTTTATAGGTTTAATTATCAGCGTGATGTTTTTAGCACACAGTGTCACTATTCAACAAGATAGAATTGAAGAATTAGAATTTAAAGTGAAGTATCAGCAACAGCGCAACGAAGTCATCACGCAGCAGCTACAAGAGATGAACAGGTATGTGCAGTATCCGGGAGGTTAAATATGGCAAATTGGGCAGAAGGAACTATTAAATTAAGAGGTAGAGCAGAAAATATTGCATCAGCGTTGGAATACATGTTTTCTGAGGACAAAAGTGTAACTGTTGAGAAAAAATATGATGGTGAATTGTTGTTATTCAAAAGTGCTGATTCTTGCTTTTACATCAAGGGTACAAGACGCGCACTCATAATTCATGATACTATTGAAATTTGGTTGGATGATGATTTCTTAATCGTTGAGTTGGACAATTTCAAGCAAGCGTGGTCTGCAATATCTGCTAATTATCAAGAGATTTCTAGTAAGTTTGATGTTGATATTAAAATCTTTACATTCGAGATGGGCATGGAATTTACACAAGAGATAGAAATCCATAAGGGTGTGGTTGTTAAGGATATTGTACAAACATATGATAATTATAGCTGGGAAGTACCGTTCGCTTCTTTAGGAGGTTAAGAATAAATGAAAATATTAGATGCTTGTTGTGGTAGTCGTATGTTTTGGTTTGATAAGGAAAACGAACATGTGACTTTCATGGACATTAGGAAAGAAAAAATTGAAATACACGGAAAAAAGGTCAACGTTGATCCTGATGTCATCGGAGACTTTCGAGACATGCCATTCGATGATGGAAGTTTCCATTTAGTAGTGTTTGACCCGCCGCATTTGAAATGGGCAGGTCCTAATTCGGTCATGAAAGCACAGTATGGACAGCTTGATAAAGTTACCTGGAAAGAGGGCTTGGTAAAAGGTTTTGCAGAGTGTATGCGTGTATTGAAGCCGAATGGAACACTAATCTTTAAATGGTCAGACTGTCAGATAAACGTTAGGGAAATTTTAAACGCAATACCATTCAAGCCACTATTTGGCCAGCAAAGAGGTACAACGCATTGGATGGCGTTTGCGAAAATAGGTAAGGAGGAATATAGGTTATCCGGGAGGGTGAAGATGAACAGACGACAACGTAAAAAGAAAATACTAAAGGGATTGAACAAAGAGGAGAGATACCGTAGGACACATTGTCCAGTATGCGATGATAAAATCGGAGTGTTTGAGCAGTATTTCAATAGCTACGGTTTTTGTAGTGAGTATTGTGGGTACGAATATTACGGAATTTCCAGATTGTAAAGAAAGAGGAATAGAAGAATGAACAACGCAACAAAAACAGGAATTATCTTAGCTAGTGTAGTATTACTTGGCGGGTTATTTAGACTCACGGCAGTTTCAAAAATCCCGGCAAATACAGTAGGGGTCAAATATAGTGCAGTATCTGGCGTTCAAGATGAAACGCTTGGTAGTGGCTATCATATCTATATGCCATTTCTTGACAAAATTTACAAGCTATCTACAGAAGTTCAGACCACAAAAATTGAGAAAGTCACTACGCAGACGAACGATGCGCAGTATCTTGACTCAACTATTGATGTTAAATGGCGAGTATCCGAAAAGAATGCGATGAAAGTATTTCGTGATTTTCGAAATGTAGAGGTATTGGCCGAAAAAGGAATTGAGCCGGCGGTGCAACGTGCTATGGAAGAGATTTCGGTGAATTATAACATCGTTGAGTTGCTAGGGTCAAAACGAAATCAAGTTTACACTGAATTTGAAGAGGCCTTGAAGCAACGTTTGGACTCGTACGGTGTTGAATTGGTGGCTGTAACAATCATTGATACAGATGCAGGGGACGACATCGAAAAAGCTATCAAGAATGAAGCTGTTAAACAGAAAGAAGTTGATACTGCTAAGCAGGAACAGGAGCGCGCAAAGATTGAAGCTGAAACAAAACAGATTCAAGCTCAAGCAGAAGCTGATGCAAATAAGAAACTATCTGAATCAATTACGGATAACTTAATCCGTATGAAAGAAGCGGAAGCTCGTATGAAGCACGGCTGGGTTGAAGTGCAGACCTCTGGTGATGTGATTACAGACACCGGAAAATAGCTAACAAAAAAGCCAGCACTGCTCGTACTGACTGTGAATAATAACTGATGAATATATTATATCATAGAAAGGTATGAGCAGATGACTTTTTTTCCAGAAATCGATGAAAAACAGACAATTAGAAATGTTAAGAGAAAGCTAAGAGAATATCCACGCTGGCGCAGAATTGCAGGCGATGTTGACGGTCAAAAAGTCACTGCGACGTACTCTTTTGAGCCGAGGCGGTCACATGGTTCGCCAAGCAAGCCAGTAGAGCGTCTGGCTATCAATCGAGTGGATGCAGAGTCAGAACTTGAAGCTATTGAGTATGCAATCAACAATCTACTCAATCCAACGCACAGACGTATACTGTACGAGAAGTATCTCTACGCAGGCAAGCGATATGATTTTGAAATCTACAACGACCTGTATTTGTCTGAGGCTAGTTTCTATATCGAGCTAAATGATGCACTGCTATCGTTTGCGGAACAGTACAGAAATGGATGTTTGTTGGTTCAAAATTAGAGTTTTTAAAAGTTTTTGTCAAGAAATCAAAAGTTTTTGCATAGATTATTCGTTTTCGTCGGTGTTAGAATAGTATCATCAAGAAATAAGGGTAAGGCAGTAAGCCCTGCCTGTTATGGAGAGTTACTCAAGAGGCTAAAGAGGGCAGGTTCGAGTCCTGCTGTTCCCGTTGGAAGATTTTAATTGGTAGTTAAAGTCGGAAATTTAGTCACACACCCGTGTGGCTTTTTTGGGTTGGAGGTGGTGGTCATTGATAGACATCAACAAATTGTAGACGAGCTGACAGATGATGCAATTAAGCTGATGTCTGATTGGCCGTCATCGAGAGAGAAGCAAAGGCAGTTCGTTTTGGCTTATGTAGCCAGCGGCTTTAAAAATGCTACAGAAGCAGCTAGACAAGTGGGGTATTCGGATAGAACCGCTAAAGTGACATCTAGTCAACTCCTAACAAAACCTAACTTTTTTCACGTCCAGGAAGTCATCAAAATATTAAAGGAAAACTTTGATAAACGTAGCGCGGAGTTGTCTATCGCCTCAGCTATAGAAATAAAGCAGTTTCACACGGCTGTCATGCGTGGAGAGGTCAATGACACGGATTTAATCATGACAGGCGACGGAATGCAAGAAGTTATCGAAATACCTGCACGCTTGAAAGAGCGTCAGAAATCAGCAGACAGTTTGGCTAAAATGTTGTCCGAAGGTGAAGCTACTGCTCGTACAGAAACTGCATTAGATAACTATTTCAAAGAATTGGAGGATGCACTGAATGGGGATTGATAGGTTGTATCATGATAAGCAAATCAGCATTTTAAAGCGTGCATTACGTGAAGATTGGTACATGATGATTAACCACGGTGCTGTTCGTGCTGGTAAGACGCAACTTGACAATGATTTGTTTCTGCTGGAACTTCGCAGAGCGAAAGAGAATGCAAAGCATGATGACGTGGATACTCCAATGTATATTCTCGGTGCAACAAGCGCTGGAACTTTGCAGACGAATATTCTACGGGAGTTATCTGATAAATATGGCATTGATTTCAAGTTTGACAAGCATGGTAATTTTATGCTGTTTGGTGTCTATGTCGTAACGACCTTTACTGGGTCTATCGCAGGACTTCGCTCCATTCGTGGTATGACTTCTTACGGTGCTTATATCAATGAGGCGACATTGGCCAATAAGGAGGTTTTTGACGAAATCCGGAAACGTTGTTCAGGTTATGGTGCACGTATCATTTGCGATACCAACCCAGACCATCCGAATCATTGGTTGAAGAAAGATTACATTGACAAAGCAGACGGTAAAAGTATCATTGCCAATCATTTCACGATGTTCGACAATACTTTTCTTAATCAGCGTTATATCGAGAATCAGATTGCTACTACTCCGAGCGGGATGTTTACTGAACGGGGTATCTACGGCCGTTGGGTCAGCGGCGAGGGAGCAGTCTATCGTGATTTCAAGGAAGAGATGTATGTATCAAGTAGCGACGTTCCAATGGACGAAATCACGACGTATTACGCTGGCGTTGACTGGGGATATGAGCACCATGGTGTTATTGTAGTTTGTGGGCAGACCGCAGATGGTCAGGTCTATCTCTTGGAAGAACATTCGGCACAGTACCAAGAAATTGATTACTGGGTAGAGATTGCTAAGGACATCAAATCACGTTATGGGAATATCTATTTTTATGCTGATTCTGCCCGTCCTGAACATGTTGCCCGTTTTAGGCGTGAAAAAATCAAGTGTTTCAATGGGCAAAAGGCTCGTTTGAGCGGCGTTGAACAAGTGGCTATGTTGATGAAACAGGGTCGCTTTTTTGTTGTATCAGATAAGGTCAATAAGTTCAAAGATGAGATTTATCAGTATGTTTGGAACGAGAAAACTGGTGAACCTGAGAAACAAAATGATGATGTGTTAGATAGTTTGCGATATGCAATCTACTCTCACTATATTCAGAACAACAAACCAAAAGGCAACCAGTTCGATGTGTTACGAGCTGGTTTTGGTTTATAGGAAAGGAGAAATATGAGCTATATTGAAACTTTTAGCGACAGTACAGGCAAAAGCAAGCAGCTTGAGTTCCGCTTTCACCGCGAAGCTCGTTTGCGCTATCGTGTAGAGAAGTTAGAAGACCTTGAGGCTGACCACTACTCATTGCTACGTGGCTATATTGAGCATCACGAGACAATCCAGAGACCACGCATTCAAGAGCTATACGATTATGCAGAGGGTAATAATCACGAAGTTAGCAAGGTTGGCAGACGCAGGGAAGAAGATATGGCAGATTCCAGAGCTGTTCATAATTTTGGTAAGGCCATTGCTAGCTTTAAGCAAGGCTACCTGGTCGGAAACCCTATTCGTGTTGATTACGAGGAAGATGAGACAACAAATGAAGCCTTGAAAGAACTGTCCAAACTGAATGACTTCCACCAACTCAACAGGGGGCTTGTGCTTGATTTGTCGAAGGTCGGCAGGGCTTACGACTTGGTATATCGTGCTAAGGATGACACTACACGGGCGGTCAAGTTAGACCCGCTAGGAACTTTTGTTATTTTTGACATGACTCTGGAGAATCATAGTATAGCTGGTGTGCGTTATTATCAAAAGTCGCAGTTTGATGAAAATAAAAAAATAATCGAACTCTATACGAGCGATAAAATCGTGACGTTTGAATATGATGGCGAGTTGAAAGAGATTGATAGCAAACCTCATGCGTTCGGCTTAGTGCCCATCACAGAATATTTAAATACAGGAAACGGTATGGGCGACTATGAGACGGAGCTATCTTTGATTGACCTTTACGATAGCGCTCAATCTGATACAGCTAACTATATGAAGGACTTGTCAGATGCTATCTTGGCAGTCTTTGGGCGCATCTCATTTCCCGACTATGTCGATACAGTTGAAAAACAAATTGCATTCATGGGGAAGATGCGAAAAGCTCGCATGATGAATCTTGAACCTCCGACTGATAACGAAGGAAAAGAAGGCAATATTGGTGCTAAGTATCTATACAAGCAATATGATGTCAACGGAACAGAGGCGTATAAAAAACGTGTGGTAAACGATATTCATAAATTTACTAACACACCCGACATGACAGACGAGAGTTTTGCCGGTGTACAGTCTGGCGAGGCAATGAAGTGGAAGGTGTTTGGTCTTGACCAGGAGCGCGTAGACATGCAAGCACTTTTTGAACGATCGCTCAAACGTAGATACAGATTGATTGCAACAGTGTCAACAATCCTCAAAGAAATAAAAGACTTTGACGTGGCTAAACTGAAAATAACGTTTACTCCTAACCTACCTAAATCCTTGCAAGAGAAGATAGAGGCCTTCCAAGCTCTTGGTGGAGAAGTGTCAAAAGAGACCGCTATGCAGATTACAGATATTGTGGAAGATCCAAAAGCTGAACTTAAGAAGCTATCCGAAGAAGAACAAGGTGCTAGTCGCATGTCTCGCATCATTGCGATGAATGAGCGCCTGAGTGATAGCGACTTAGTGAAGGAAGTGATTGCTGATGGCGAGTGATTACTGGCGAAAACGTATCGAAGCCGAACAGAGGGCTAAAATCGAGCGTGATGCGACTTTAGCGGACGAGATGAAACGATTATATGCTTATCATTTTGATGCCCTTGAAAAGGAAATCAGAGCCTTTACAGACAGATACGGCGAGAAGAACAATATATCGTTAACAGAGGTCAAGAAACGTGTTTCGGAAATGGATGTTAAGGCTTTTGAAGAAAAGGCGAAGAAGTATGTTGCTGAGAAGGATTTTTCAGCCAAGGCTAATTCGGAACTAGCTCTCTACAATCTCAAGATGAAAGTCAACCGTTTGGAATTGTTACAGTATCAAATGGATCTGGAATTAGTTGCCTTAACGGAGGGAGAGCATCGACTGACCAGTCGTTTTCTAAACGCTGAATATGTCAAAGAACTTAAATTCCAAGCTGGATTATTAGGTAAATCAGTACCAAGCCCTAATCGATTGAAACAATTAGCCGAGACTACGATTAATGCTAACTTTTACGGCGCGAATTGGTCAGATAATATCTGGAAGCGCCAGACTGAATTGCGTTCTGTGACGGCAGAATTAACAGAGGAATACTTACTACGTGGCAAGAATCCTACTGCGCTTGTTTCCAGGCTTCGTAGAGAGTTTGATGTGACAAGTTATGAGGCTAGACGGCTGGCTATCACAGAGGGGGCTAGGGTGGCTACAGAAGCACAAAGACAGTCGTACATCGACAATGATTACGCTGAATATGAATATATTGCCGAGCCTAGCGCTTGTGACTTGTGCAAACCGTTAGATGGTAAAATTTTCAAAGTGAAAGACATGCAATCGGGTAAAAATGCTGCACCCATGCATCCACATTGCCGTTGTTCTACTGCTGCTCATTATTCAGAAAACGATGAGTATGAACGGTTGATACAGGAGTCGTGGAACTCACGCTATCCACATATGGCCAATATTACAAATAAGCTAATTGATGGTAAAAATCACTTGCCAGACATTGATATTAGCAATCAGGTCACAAAGGACGGAAAGACCTATGTGGTGGACGGTCACAATGTTGTATCTGACCACTCAAATTATGAGCATAGGGTGGCAAGTTGGTTCTCTAGTAAGACGGGAATGCACGTTGACATCTTACCGAGGGTTAATAATCCTGAGAATGTAAATACCCCTGATTATTTGATGGCGGGTGTCCCTTTTGATTTGAAAGGTTTTTCTGGCTCTGGAAAATATGTCATTGACAATAACTCTAGAAAAGCAAAAGTACAAGCGCCTAATATCATATTTGATGCAACAAAAAGCCCTCTAAGTGATGAGGACTTGTTGAGACAGTTAGATGATGTGTACCGTTCGGGACGACGTGGCTTAGAAATCGCAGTCCTCAAAAGAGGTAGTGAGGTCGTTGCTATTGTTCAACCCATACAAAAAAACTGAGGAAACCGCGCTCCAATGGGTGCTCGACCTCCTCAGTTTTGATTAAATTATACATCAAAACAGCTAATTTTGCAAGAAAAAGGAGAAGATTATGAACAAACGTATCAAAAAGAAACGCTGGCTTGAAATCAAACTCGCAGAATGTCTGGCTCGTGAGCTTTTGCTTATGTCCGCAGTGGCAGAACAAAATGACAAGATTTCTGAACAAGCGAAGGAAATCACTGAACTACGTTCCGTTATAGAACGCAATGCGCAGGCTACTAACTCAAGATTTAATTACCTTGAGAAAAAAGTGGCTGATAAGGTTTCTAAAAATTCTTGGTTTAGTCGCAAGTAAGGAGGTGGTCACTCATCTTGACTGGTAGGAAAGACTACTTTATACCGTGTGAAAATCCATACGGTTTTTATTTGCCCAAAACATGCTTAAGGCCTTAAACTGTGCAAGATTTTACAGTCCGACAGGACTCAAAACAAGGAGGTGCCTGTATGGCAGATTTAGTCGAAAACGGTGTAGTCGAAGAAGTATCTCAAGAGGAAGTCGACACTCAAGAAGAGGTGAAAACGGAAGCTACAGCAGAAAAGACATATACACAAGCGGAAGTGACTGAAATGATTAAACAGAATGTGAGTCGTGCAGTTGCTAAAGCTCACAAAGACGCTGAGAAGAAATTCAAGGCAGAACAAGATGAAGCTGATAAGTTAGCGAAGATGAATGAGAAGGAAAAAGCCGACTATGAACACGATAAACTTCTCGCTGAGTTGCAATCGTTGAAGGATGAAAAGACTCTTAATGAGATGAAGAATATCGCTCGTGGCATGCTTTTGGACTCGAATATCACGCTTTCTGATGAGCTTTTAGGTCGATTGGTTACACTAGATGCCGAGGAGACAAAACAAGCTGTGACGGGCTTTATTTCAGCGTTTAACGTAGCAGTATCTGAGGAAGTCAAGAAGACCATTCGACAAGACACTCCAGGAGTAGGTTCTGAGGTGTCAAAACAAACCAATTATGGAGCTAGGCTTGCTAAAAACAAGAACACTAGCGAAAAATTAGTATAAGGAGGCCAATATGGCAGAAAAAACACTTTTTGGGGTCGCTGAAATCTTGCACAACATGACCTATGAGGCGATTTCCGTGACGATTGACAAAGAAACTACGGGCGCAGTGACTGAAAACGGTCGAAAAATCCTAAAAGCCGGTACTCTCTTGGCTGGTGATGGTGCATCTGTATTTGATGACCGTAGCAAGAAGGCGAAAGCGAATGCAACTGCACCAGATGGAGTCCTTCTCTATGATGCAGATGTAACAGATGGTGATGCAGTAGCTTCCTTGGTTTACCGTGGCACATTGCGTGCTGATAAAGTAAACGGCGGAACTGTATCAGACGCAATCAAAGGGAAACTCCCTCATATCCAATTTGTGAAAGGAGCTTAATAGATGGCTTTAATTTATGACGTTGTAACTGCCCCTAATTTGGCAGGTTATTGGAATACCTCTAAAGCCAATGTAGAGGCAACTCTGGGAGAGCGTGCCTTTCCAGCTAAGAAACAGCTTGGCTTGAAACTTGCTTTTATTAAAGGCTCAGCTGGACTTCCGGTTGTTCTTCGTGCATCTGCATTTGATACTGAAGCAACACTCCGTGAGCGTATGAACGTAACTCTTAACGAAGAAGAAATGCCTTACTTCAAAGAAGGGATTGTTGTAAAAGAGTCAGATCGTCAGCAACTCAATCTGATTGGGCAGACTGGCAATCAGGCATTGATTGATACAATTATCGAAGGTATCTTTGATGATGAAGCTCGTTTGTTGAGTGGCGCTCATGCTCGCTTGCAGGCAATGCGCTTCCAAGTGTTGGCAACTGGTAAAATCGGTATCATTTCCAACGGCGTAGCTCGTGACATTGATTATGGTGTGGCTGATACCAATAAAGGAGTTGTATCGACTGCTTGGTCAGATTCTGCAACTGCGACACCTCTTGCGGACATCTCCAAAGCTGTAGATGCGCTAGCTGCAACTGGTGGCAAGGCCGAGGTGATGATTCTTAATTCCAAGACATTCGCAGAAATTAAGGTTGCTAAATCAACCCTTTTGGCAATCAAGCCAACTGCCCCAGACCGTGCTGGTGTGACAAACCGTGAATTGAAGGATTATCTTGAATCAGAGTACGGTCTTGCAGTTGCAGTCGAAAACGGGACGTACAAAGATGATGACGGCGTGACTAAGAAATTCTATCCAGATGGACATGTAACACTTGCTCCAAACGGCGCACTCGGCAAGACTGTGTTTGGTACAACTCCAGAAGAATCAGACTTGCTTGGGGGTAACTCAGATTCTGCAAAAGTTGCTATTGTCGATACTGGTATTGCAGTAACAACAATTAAGCATGCTGATCCAGTTAATGTTGAGACTAAGGTTTCTATGATTGCCTTGCCATCATTTGAACGCTTGGACGAAGTATACATGCTTTCAACTGTGCCAGAAGCCTAGGAGGCGGACTATGGGAAATGTAATCAAGACTTTCCGAGACAAAGAGACTAAAGAGGTCTACTACATTGGACAAATCTATAATGGGGGCAGGACAGAAGAACTGACTGCCCTTGGTTTTTTGTCCGATAAAAAATCAGACGATTTTAGCAATTTGAAATTGGATGAACTTAAGGCGAAATTGGACGAACTCGGCATTGAGTATAATCCTAAAGCTAAGAAGCTGGAATTACTGGAATTGTTGAAATAGGGGGTATCGTATGTCTAAACTGGACGAGTATGCTGTACTTGAAAGCGTAAAAATAGACTTGGATATCAATGATAACTTGCAAGATGAATTACTTTTGTTACTGATTCGCAAGGCTACAGATCACTTTAAATTGGCTTACTCAGTTGAATCGATTGAGGATATTTTCTCGTTCGTTATCGAAGATTGCACCATTAAACGTTTCAATCGCCGGGGGTCAGAAGGAACGAAGGCGGAATCGATTGAGGGGCATTCGGTCACTTACGATGACACTGCGTCAGAGTTTGAACCATACGACGACTTGATACGCTCCAAATTAAGCCTTTTAGAGACTAAAGAGCGCAAAGGGGGTATTTATATCCTATGAGGTACAATCAGCGTGTACGGCTCTGTAGAGACGAAAAAAAGCACTACGATAGCGACTTGGGACGAATGGTTTCGGAGAAAAAGATTGTTGCTGAAATCCCCTGTTTTATATCGCCTGTGCGAGTTGAATTGTTGAATGCGTTTGGAAGCAAATTGAATCAGTCTAGCTTGGTTGTGCATGTCAGAGAGTATAGGGAAAAGGTCGACTCGCTCGAATTAGAAGGTCGGCCTTTTACTATTGTCAAAACACCGATTCACAGGAACGGTAGGACGATTTTTTATGTAAGTGAGGCGCTAAATGGCTAAGTTGGAGATCCGAGGCGATGAACCATTGATTAGAGCTTTACAGACCGCCGCAAACAATAAAGCACACAAGGCTATTGTTAAGAATTTTGGCGGAAAACTGCAGAAAACAGCTAAGAGAAAAGCAATATTTACTAAAGGATATTCTACTGGAGCAACCAAGGGAGACATTAACCTTGAAATTACTGACGGCGGTTTTACTGCCAAGGTAGAAGCTGGAACCGAGTACTCGGGCTACCTCGAAAAAGGTACTCGGAAAATGGAAGCACAGCCATTCATGAAGCCAGCTCTTGATGAAATTGAACCACAATTCATAGCGGAATTAAGGAGGGCCAGCATTGTTAAGTAAACAACCTGATCAACAGCTTCATGATGAATTGATTAAGCGGTCAAACGAACTGGGGCTTACTGCCTATCCATTTTTGCCACCAGACGGCACGCCCTATCCTTTCATGGTGGTTGCTTATACTCAGATTGTTCCTCAACCGACTAAATCCTACTTAGTGGGTACGGTATCAGCTCAAGTTGATGTCTGGGGCAAGGCAGATGATAGGAAGCTGGTTTCTGACTGGATTGGCGAGCTCATGAGGGAGTTTTCCACAATTAGGCAGATTGACAGCACAAGGTGGTCAATGGATTTAACCAGCCCAACCGAAATCATCAAAGATAACTCTACTCAAGAACTGCTCTACCATGGCATTCTTGACTTAAAATTCAAATTTCATTAGGAGGAAATAGCAAAATGGCAAATTATGGTAAAGATAAAATTTTGATGTTCCGCAAATTAGGGGACAAAAAGGCGGCTGCAAAGCTGGCTCTACAGACAGAACATTCTTGGAATTACGAGCGTTCCAATGATGTTAAGAAGACCAAAGACGGTGCGGTTACATCTGACGGCGGTCTTGAAGTAACCTTGTCAATTGAAGCAGTAGCTAACCGTGACGAGTTGAACAAAATGCTCAAGCAATCCGTTGAACAAGGTTTCAAGCTGGAAGTTTGGGAAATTGACCTTGCAGGTACAAAACAAGGTGCTAAATACCCGGCATTGTATGCCCAAGGATCGCTTTCAAGCTGGGAAGTACCGTCTAACGTGGAAGATTTGGAAACAATCTCTACTGAGATGACAATTGATGGTAAGCCAGTTGAGGGCTATGCTACTTTGACAGCCGAACAAGAAGCAGCTATCCGATATGCATTTGCGGATACTACTGCAATCACAGGCTAATAGGGGATAGGTTCCCCTATTTTTATTACAAAAAAGGAGTAACAAATAGATGAAACAGATTGAAATTAACGGCAAAAAATATGACTTGTATTTTGGAATTGACTTTATTCGTGAAATGGACAAACGCTATGAAGTTTCTGGAAATGGAGTCAAGTTCGGAATGGGTATTCAGTCATCTGTTATCTACTTACAGGACTTCAACCCAGTTGTCATCGTAGATATTATCTTATCAGCAACTCATACACTGAAATCAATCCCAAGCGTTGCAGACATTGAAACATGGATTGAGGAGCAGGGGGACAATCTTGAGAAGGTTTTTGATGATTTTTTATCTGCCTTAAAGAATGCACCAATGACCAAGCTAAAAGTCACAAAAATGTTGGAAGCAATAGAGAAACAAGCCAAGTAAAAACAACGGTAGCCAGTGACTCTCAGGAAATCTATGAGGATATGTTGGCTACTATTTTTGGTTTGTTCGGTATCTCAGATTATGCTCAGGCTGGAAGAATGACACTTGTTGAGTACAGGTTGAGGAAACGTGGACACATAATGAAGCGGTTAGAAAGGGAGCGAGAAATCTACCTGCAAGCCTACTTGAACCGCATTGTCAAAGCAACCGATAAAAAAGGTAAGGAATATGTCTATAAGGAGTTCGAGGATTTCTATGACGAAATGAAGCGTAAGAATGCAGTTCTTGGGGATAACTTTGCTCCCCCGGTCAATAGCAATCTAATTGCCCTTGCCAAACGTATGCAAAACTACAACGAGAAAGGAGGATACTGATGTCAAGTTACACGATAGAAGTCATACTGAAAGCTAGTACGTCGCAATTTACAGCTGGCATGCGTCAAGCCATGGAGTCGGTGGAGAACTTCAAGAGTGCAACAACTTCACTCAACTCTATCGGAGATGCCTTTATGGGTGTAGGTAGTGCCTTAACTGCTGGAATTACTGCACCAGTAGCGGCAGGGGTTACTGCAATCATCAAGTCCTATGCGGACCTTGAACAAGCTGTCGGTGGTGTTGAAACTTTGTTCAAAGAGTCAGCAGCCTCAGTGATTGCTAACTCTGAAACTGCCTACACAAGGGCGGGTGTTTCTGGTGTGAAATACATGGAGCAGGTAACATCATTCTCGGCGACTCTTTTGCAAGGATTGGGTGGCGATACTGCAAAGGCTGCTGCTTATGGTGATAAGGCTATTGTCCAAATGGCAGATAACGCAAACAAGATGGGTACTGCCATAGGCGATATTCAAAACGCTTATCAAGGATTTGCCAAAGACAACTATACCATGCTGGACAACTTGAAACTTGGTTACGGTGGTACACAGTCAGAAATGGCACGTTTGGTCAATGAGTCTGGGGTATTAAATGGGGCATTTGAAGCAACAGCTGAGAATGTCAAAGATATTCCATTCCATACCTTGATTGAGGCCATAGGGATCACACAGGACAGGCTGGGAATTACTGGAACAACTGCCAAGGAAGCAAGTGAAACCGTGTCAGGGTCATTCCAGGCGATGGTTGCTGCCGGGCAGAACCTTGTAGCAGGTTTTGGTGCTGCTGACGCAGATGTCAAGACTTTGATGGAGAACTTGAAATCGACTGTTGAGATATTTGTCCAGAATATTAAGCGAGTATTGAAGAACATTTGGGATAATCTCCCGATGGCTGAGTGGCAGAAGTGGGTTCTGGCTATTGCAGTAGGATCTGGACCGGTATTGCTGGCAATTGGTGGAATTATCAAAGCTGTCAGCGGTATTGGCAGTGTCTTCAAGACAGTTGGAGCAGTCATGTCCAATCCTTTTGGTTTGGCAGTTGTTGCTATTGCGGCACTTGTGGCAGGCTTTATCTATGCTTACAATCATTCTGAGAGATTCAGAAACATGGTCAATTCAGCTGTTGAGTCTGTCAAGAACAAATTTAATGAACTGAAGACCATGGCGCAACCAGCTATTGATAGTATTGTGAACAGTCTGAAAAAATTAAATGTTGGAGCATTCGGACCGCTCATTGGCGGTGTCGGTGTTGCTATCTTGGCTTTGAAGAAGTTGAAAGGTTTTGAGTTCTCAAAACTATTCAAGTTCCCAGCTCTTCCAAATCCATTCGCTAAACTGACTGGACTTGCTAAGTCGACAGGTTCAGCGGTCAAAGGAGTCTTTTCTGGTCTTGGGAAGTCTATTTCAGCAGTTTTCAAGGGGATTGGCTCAGGGATTGCAACAGCTTTCCGTGGTATTGCTTCCTCAATCTCCATGTTAAATCCTGTTGGTGTGGCTTCATTTGCTTTAGGTATTGCAGCGGTCACCGCCGCCTTGATAGCCTTGAGTGCTGTTCAGGGTATGGTACTTCCATTTTTACAAGGCTTGTCTGATATTTTAGTTAATCTTGTTGGAGGCGTTCTCCAAGCCTTTGCAACTACGCTCATCACACTTCAACCAGTTATGCTCACTATTGCAACAGCCTTGTCAATGCTGTCACCTCTAATTGTGGCAGTAGGTCAGGCATTTGCTGCAGCTGCTCCATTCGTGACGGCACTTGGTGAGGTTGTGACTAACATTGTTTCGATAATTGCTGCAGCGTTACCGTCAATAATCACAGCAGTTTCTGGCTTAGTGACAGCTATTGCTGGAGGAGTTACCCAAATAATCACAGCAATCACTCCAATTGTTCAAATTATTTCTGATACATTTGTCCAAGTTGTCACAGTGATTACTAATGCTATTGTTTCGATTGTTGAAGCCTTAGCACCATTTATTCCGAATATTACTTCAATGTTTGAAACGATTGTCACGGTGATTACTAATGCTATTGTTTCGATTGTTGAAGCCTTAGCACCATTTATTCCGGATATTACTTCAATGTTTGAAACGATTGTCACGGTCGTCAGCCAAGCTATTGTCCAAATCGTGCAAGCTCTAGCTCCATTCATTCCAGAATTGACTGCGATGGTTCAAGCTGTTGCTCCAGTTCTTGAAGGGATTGTGAGTGCCTTTGATAATCTGATTAGTCAAATCAGCCCAATTATCGATTCAATCACCAATCTTTTTAAGACACTCGGCGAGCAAATCAGTAATATCCTTGATAGTGCTAAGGGTGTTATCGAGGGATTTGGTTCGTCTGTTCGTAATATCCTTGACGGAATTGCGGGTATTTTCGAAAGTATGGGAAATGCGGCCAAAAACTCAGGTCAAGGTGTTAAGTTGATGGCTCAAGGTATCAAAATGCTAGTTGATCTAAAACTAGGGGACTTAGTCGGAACCTTGGCGGCGGTTGCTACTGGTTTGACAGCTATTGCAAATTCGGGAATTGCATCAGCAGGACCAGGATTGCAACAAGCAGGAACTGGACTTAGACTAATTGCAACATCAGCACAAGTGGCAAGTGTGGCAATGCAAGCCTTACCTGCTGCCTTTAGTTCCCTGAGCTCAAGCGTTGGAACTTTACCAAGTGCAATGACCACAGCTGCCTCTGCTATGATGTCTTTTGCAAGTGCAGTCGTGACCTCTTTTGCAGGCTTGGCAGAGTCAACTGCTAGTATCTCTGCTTTGCAAGGTCGATTAACGGCACTGTCAGCCTCAATGATGATGGCACAAGCTGGAGCTGCTGCAATGTCAGCAGGGTTTTCAGCAGTATCTGCTGTTATCGGTGTCCTTGGTGACATACTTGGAACAGTACCAGCTGGATTTACAGCTATTACCACATCAGCAATGATGGCACGGACATCAATCATGCAACTAGCTACATCAGCTCCTATGGTTGCCTCAGGCTTCGCCAGCATTTCAAGTGCTGCAACATCAGCAATGACTCAGCTTAATTCTGCTGTACGTTCTGCCATGACACAAGCCGTGTCTACCATGCGTTCAAGCATGACACAGATGGTATCTGTTGTAAGGCAGTCAGCTAGTCAGATGACGCAAGCTGGCCAACAGGCAGGGCGTGGAGTATCTAACGGCGTGACAAACGGTATCCGTTCAGGTATAGGCTCAGCTACGGCTGCAATGTCTGCCATGGTAAACGCAATCCGTTCAACAGCAATGGCTGGAGCTGGAGCCATGCAAGGTGTAGGGGCTATGATTGGCCAAGGATTGGCTCAAGGTATGTATTCAGCACTTGGAGCAGTTACAGAGGCAGCTAATGCCTTAGTAGCGCAAGCCGAGAGGGCGGCACGAGCAAAGGCACAAATTCACTCGCCAGCGAGGCTATTCCGTGATCGGGTAGGTGTCTTCATTGGTCAAGGTGTGGCAGTTGGTATTGATAAGAGTCAGAAATTTGTTGACAGAGCGATGGCATCAATGTTTGATGGTATCGATGACTTCAATACTCAGGTTGGCGATTTAATGGCTGGTAATCTTGCTTATAGCTTTGACGTTGGGCGGCATTCTAGGTCTGTGGAGGTTACCTACCGCAGACAAGATGACGAACAGATGGGAGTTATTAGAGAAGCGCTAGCCACTATCAAGGATCTTGTTAGTCGTGATACGGTTCTTGAAATCGATAGCCGTGAGTTTGCCCGTGCGACAGGCCAATCACTTTCTGAGTATCAAAACGAGCAGCGACAACTACAAGATATGTTAAGGGGGGATAAAATAATTGTCTAGGTTTTCATACAAGGGCGTTGATTTATCGCCCTTTTTAACTATTTTAAGGATTGAGCGGACTGTCGGTAATGAAAGGCAGATACAGACCAACAATGCTCCCAAAATCGGCGTCAATCTCCAAGATGTCATGTTCGGAGCTAAGATCATTAAGGTTAAGGTCAGTCTGGCAACAAGGGCAATAACTCCAGAATTTGTTGATACGGTAGCTTACCCTACTATCGCTACTGAAAACATCAACAAGTTGCGGGAGCAAGTGTCAGGACTGTTGCATACGGACAGCGAGCAGAGATTAGAGCTTCCAGATGAACCTGATAGGTACTATATGGCTATCCCGAAAGGTGATATAAACCTAGAGGGAATTGCGGACTGGTACGATGAAACGACCATTGAGTTTTTTGTACCTGACGGGGTTGCGCACAGCACCACCTACCGCAAGTTCGACAACGGTGCGGTGTCGTCTGATAAGGTTACTTTTGATATAGTCAATAATGGCAACGTGCCGGCTTTTCCTATCGTTACAGTTAAGCATCATGCAGAAAATGGTTACATTGGCGTGGTGAATACGAGTGGAGCTTTGGAAATCGGAGATCGTGAAGAAGCTGATAAAGAAGTTGTCAGACAGTCAGAGTTACTCTTTGATTATCGAGATAGTAAAATTACAACTGGCTTAAGTGCGGCAACGCCGAACATTGCTATCCTAAACGATACATCACAGAATCTTAGGGGTGCTGTGAGAAGCGTAGACTGGCAAGGCCGCAAGCATTTGTTCCTACAAAGTCCCGGAGGAACTGCTGGAAACAATGCAGGGAGTTTGACGTGGGATATACCAGCTGACAGCTCAGGAGCTACTGGCTCTCTGAATGATTACATCTGGTGGAGGCAAGTCTTTTGGCTTGGTGCCGCTAACCAATACGGTTTTATTAAGTTAACCGTCTCTGATGAACAGGGACGGTTTTTGTACGGTGTAGAAACCTATAAAAGAGCCTATGGACTGGGCTGTGAGTATAATTTCTTTGTCGCTAATGGTAAGGGTGGATTTCATACTATCAAGCAGTGGACTTTTTTAGGAACACATGAAAATCATCATAACCCATTCAATGAACCGAGAGGCTGGTCAGATATAAAGCGGAATGATGATACAATAACCGTTTATTGGTGGGGTTCTTATAATACCTTCACTATTCCTGAAATCAAGGGTAGGAAGTCGGCTAAAGTCCATGTGGCATTTGGCGCTATAGGAAACAAGCCTTTGGTTACTCGTATGTATCTTGATGGTCTGATGTATCGTAAGGACTTTGTGGCTGTTACCAAAGATATTCCTAATCGTTATCCAATCGGGTCTAGCGTGGTGTTAAATAGCGAAAATGACACGGTGACTGTGGACGGTTTGGAGCGGATTGTAGATATTGTCCACGGCTCTACATTTCTTACTATCCCACCCGGGAAATCCACTCTTGAAGTATTTTCTTCTAGCTGGGTCAGGACAAAACCGACCGTCAAGATAGAATTTGAAGAGAGGTACTTATAGCGTATGTTATTGACCATCCATGATGCAAACTTGAGAAAGGTTGCTTTTATTGATAACGAGAAGCAGGCTACGTTGAACTATTTCAATGATACCTGGACCAGATACCTTGAAACAGGTTCAAGCACTTTTGATTTTACGGTATTTAAAAAGGCCATTATCTCAGATACAGGGCAAAAGAGAGCTTACAACTATCTGAATGAAAAAGCCTTTGTATCATTCCAGTACAAGGGGAAGACCTATCTACATATCATCCGAAAAGTGGAGGAGAATGAACAAGTTATCAAGTGTTACGGGATTAATCTCAACCTAGAGCTAATCAATGAGTATGCCAACCCGTATAAGTCACCAAGAGCAATGACCTTTAAAGAATATTGTGACGCTATGGGCTTGCTTAGCTTTACATTCTTAAAAATTGGCGTTAATGAGATTTCTACTAAGAAGATTTCAGCTGAATGGGAGGGGACAGATACTAAGCTGAACCGCTTACTTAGCCTAGCTAAGAAGTTCGGTGCAGAGATAGAATTTGACATCCACCTTAACGCTGATAGCTCCATCAAGTCCTTTGTGGTTAACGTCTATCATGAAAACGACGATACCCATCAGGGAGTAGGGCGAGTTAGTCCAACAATCCTCAAGTACGGTAAAAACTTGAAGACATTGACCAGAACTGTAGATAAAACCAACATCTACAACATGATTAGACCAACTGGACGAGATGACCAAGGAAACACGGTCACTATCTCGGGTTTGGGTGCATGGTTAGTCAAGAACGAAAAGGGAGAACGGGAATTTTATCAATCAGGGGAGGGGCTATACGCTCCTCTTTCAATGCAAATGTACCCAGCCGCCTTTACAAGTAGCACAATGGGGGACCAGTGGATTAGAAAGGATATGACAGTAGAAAGTTCCAATCCTGAGGTTATTCGCTCAACGGCTTATCGAGAGTTGAAGAAGAACTGCTATCCCGCTGTAACCTATGAGGCTGAGGGCTTTGCGGATTTGGATATAGGGGACACCGTGCAAGTCTACGATGATGGCTTTAGCCCTACGCTCTTGCTTGAAATGCGGGTGTCTGAGCAAGCCATTAGCTTTACCAATCCTAGCCAAAACAAGACGACTTTTTCAAATGCTAAAGCTCTTGAAAATCGTTTATCGAACGGTATCCAAGCTCGATTGGATCAAATGATAGAAGAGGCGAAGCCCTACACTATCCGAGTCTCCACAGATAATGGGACGGTGTTCAAGAATGGTCAAGGGCAGTCTGTCGTTACCGCAACATTGATGAAAGGCAACAAGGTAATGGATAGTGGCTGGCGTTGGGCAGTAAATGGAGATTTTAGAACAACAAGTCCGACTTACGTCGTGAAAGCCTCTGAATTTAGCCAAAAGCTAGTGTTAGAGGTATCTGCATGGGTCAATAACAAGGAAGTTGCGACAGATGAAATCACATTTGCAAACGTATCTGATGGTGAGCGTGGGCAATCTGGCCAAGATGCTCATGTTCATATTGCTTGGGCTGATAATGAGACAGGAACAGAGGGTTTTACACTCACTAACTCCACGGAAAAGTCGTATATGGGTATATATACAGATTTTGATGCAGTACATAGCACAGACCCGACAAGGTATAAATGGGTAAAAACAAAAGGCGCAAAAGGCGCATTAGATAATGAGCAATTAGCAAATATTCACGCTAAGATTGAGGCAAAATCAGATGCTAATCTAACTCAAGAGCAGATGAATATGCTGAATGAGCGTCTACAACTGATGGAAGTTGAAGCAAAAGCAAAAGCAACGATGGAAAATTTCAGTGAGTTAGAAAAGCGTTTTTTAGCTTTTGTAACATCAAATGCAGAAAGCGTGGCTAAGTCAGAAGAAGATTTGATAGCTATTGCAGAGCGTATTGATAAGATGGTACTAGATTTCGGTAGTATGAAAGAGATGAAAACCTTTATTGATACATATATGAGTAGCTCTGAGGAGGGAATGGCTATTGGTAAAAATGATGGTAGTTCTGTCATCAAAGTTAGTAATGACCGCATATCGATGTTCTCATCTGGTAAGGAAGTTATGTACGTTAGTCAAGGAGTGATTCACATTGACAATGGTATTTTTACCGCTTCTGTCCAGATTGGGCGATTTAGAACAGAAGAATATTACTACAATCCGGATATAAATGTTATTCGATATGTTGGTAATTTGGGCATAGTTTAGGAAAGGAGAGAAAAAATGGCTGAATTTTGGTCAAATAACGACAGAGGGTATCGCATTAGGTTATGGATTGACCAAGTGTCACAAAACTTTGCTAGTAACAGTAGTCAAGTTAGGGTGAGATTGTCTCTCTTGAACACAACGACTACTTTTTCAAGCTATAGTTGCTCTGCTTATGTTGATTTGAATGGCCAGCGGTTGAATTGGTCTGGCAGTCCATCTGTTTTATCTTACAATCAGACTGTCTGGCTGATAGACCAAGTTGTCACGATTGGACACAACGCAGATGGTACAAAGACGTTTGGTCTGTCTGCTAGCTTTAGTGGTAGTGGAGGATGGTCTCCTGGTACACTTTCAATCGGCAGTCATTCATTCATGTTGACGACAATTCCACGTTCTAGTTTCATAAGTGTCGGTGCTGGTGTTATTGGTAGTGCAGTTACCATCAACATCACCCGTCAAAGTTCCAGTTTTAAGCATACTATCCGCTATCATTGGGGCAATAAACAGGGGACGATAGCTAGTAATGTAGATACCTCTGCGACTTGGACAATTCCAAATGATTTTGCCAACGATATTCCAAACTCGACAAGTGGAACAGGGACAATCTACGTTGACACTTATTCGGGATTGACTAAAATAGGTACACAGTCAACGACGCTAACTGCTAGCGTGCCAGCAAGTATGAAACCTACATTTTCGGGAGTTACTTTCACAGATACAAATAGTGTTGTTAGAAATTTATTGGGTGGAAATAACTTTTTACAAATTATTTCAAATATCCAAACTACGTTTAACGGGGCTAGTGGTTCGTATGGTTCGAGAATTACTGGTTATTATGCAGAAATAGTCAATAAGAAAATGTCCATTTCTTCGAATGGTGGTGTGTTTGGCTCTATGAATTTCAATGGGTCAGCAACAATTCGTGCCAGTGTTACAGATAGTAGAGGAAGGCAGTCAGCAACTAAAGATATTACAATCAATGTTATTGAATACTTTCCTCCTGTGCTAAGTTTTACAGCAAATAGGACTAGGGAAAATCCTAGTATTGTTCAAATTATTAGAAATGCAAAAGTAGCTCCTTTAATGTTAGGAGGTTCTCAAAAGAATACGATGTCGTTATCATTTAAAGTTGCAATGACAAGGACGCAGAATTATGTTTCTGATACTGGGGCTAACGGATACTATAAAAGTACCCATGCACTAACTAACTCAGCAGCAAATATGGCAAATGCTTATGCGCCAAACAAATCTTTTGAAATAATTGGTATACTCGAGGATAAGTTTACAAGTACGACCTTTTCTGCGACTATTACAACAGAGAGTGTGGTGATGGGATATGATAAAGATGGTCGTGTCGGTATTGGAAAAATTCCCGAATTAGGTATACCTGGTTCTCTTGATGTTTCTGGGGAAATTTATGCAGATGGTAATCCTATTCAGTTGCATCAGATGACGTCAAAGGATGGGCGAGCGATTGTGACTAAAGCTAGTCCAGACAATATTTCATCAAATGGAATGTACTATCTAAGCGGTAGCCCAGACAGACCAACAGGAGTAAACGGATATTTGTTAGTTGAGGTTTTGGTGAATGACTGGGTTAAACAGACATATACTAGAGCGACCGATGGACTGACTTTGATAAGAGTGAAGAATGATGGCTCTTGGAAGCCTTGGCAATACGTTCTGACCTCTACAACTCCTGCCCCTACGAACCTTATCAATACTGGATGGATATATGCAAGTTATTCAGGTAGTTACTACAAACGAACTGGTGATATGTTAGCAGTTAAGTATTCCTTTAGTGGTAATGGCGGGAATATGAATATAGGTATTATTCCTTCTAGTATTTGGATACCACCACAAGATTATATGCTTGTTATTCCGCAGTGGTCATTGGATGGGTCAGCGAATACACACATCCAATTTAATGCTGGACAGGGCGTGATTAACGCGATTACGACCGCCAAGGGGGCAGTGTATCGTGGACAGATTTTAATTATGATTTAACGTAAAAAATCCCATATAATCTGGTAGATAATGAGTATATGACATAAGAAGGAGGTAGATATTATGTTGAAAGTCACAAAGACACGCCAAACAACGGCAGAATTTCATGTTATCGATGGTAAGGAGCGAAAACTTGTTAAAACCACGGTAATCAACACAGGCGCTGATGCAGTCTCAACTGTATTTGAAACGTTGCATGAGCCAGAGCTTTATGCTAAGAACCGAAGAGAAATGCGTAAACATGAGCAAGAGTTACGAGAGTTACGCTATAAAATTGAGGATGAGATTTTAGCTGAACTTGAGGCAGAGTCAATATCAGCATCAGACTAGGGGGATATATGTTGCAGGATTTACTTTTTAGGGATTTATTGATTCATTTGCGGGGACTAATGACTAGCCCCTATATCCATTTTTTCTTTTGGCTCATGCTTTTAGATATCGTTACGGGGTATATCAAAGCATTCAAGATGAAACGATTTGATAGCAAGACAGGGACGTTAGGATTGTTACGACATGCGTTGGTTTTCGTGGTTATTTTAATAGTAGCTATGTACGCCCGTGCGTTGGGGGTACGCACCATTGGTATCGCCTGGTGTATGTTCTTTATTTTCAACTATCTTGGTTCTGTTATTGAAAATTGGGAGGCGATAGGTATTGGTTTCCCTGATTTCTTACGACCATACATTAACCAAATGAAAAAAGAAAATACAAAAATTGTACAGACACTGATTGATAGTCGTACAAAATTACCAGATTCAGCTATCCAGTCTGACGATAAATATGAGCAAAGGAGGTAGAGCATGAAAGCGATGAAGCGAATACTTGTAATGATGATTCTATTACCTGCGGGCTATATCGCTTTTGTGCTTAGCCCGTTTTTAGAAATAATCGAGGAGGAAAAAAACAATGACAACAGTAAATGAAGCCTTAAATAATGTCAGAGCCTTAGTTGGTTCTGGTCAGTCTATCGGAAATGGTGAATGTTACGCTCTTGCCAGCTACTATGAGCGAATGATTAGTCCAGACGCGACAGTCGGATTAGGTGCTGGTATTGGTTGGGTTAGTGGTGCCGTAGGAGACACAATCGCAGCTCACAATATTGGTACATCTTATAATTGGTCGGCTAATGGCTGGAGTGTCTCTACTAGTGGGCCATTTAAGGCTGGACAAATTGTCACATTGAGAGGAGGTACTTATGGTCACGTAGTCATCATTGAGGCAGTCAATGGAGACCAACTTGTAGTAATCGAGCAGAATTACGGTGGCAAACGTTATCCAGTACGCAACTACTATAGTGCGTCAGCGTATGCCCGCGATGTTGCTCATTACATCACGCCTCCAGGTGCAGTGTCAAATCCAACACCAGCAGCAAGTGGAGCTAAGAAATACACGGAGCATGGCACAATGACTGTCACAGTAGATGCTATCAATGTTCGACGTGCGCCGAATACATCAGGTCAAGTAGTGGCTCAGTACACTAAAGGACAATCTTTCGAGTATGATACAGTTATCATTGATGTAAATGGATTTGTTTGGGTATCGTATATCGGCGGTAGCGGAAAGCGCAACTATGTCGCTACAGGTGCGACAAAAAATGGAGAACGTTTCGGTTCTGCTTGGGGAACTTTTAAATAATAACACAGCTGCACCCGCTCAGAGAAATCTGGGCGGGATTTTTTTGTTTTTATTGAATATATCGCTTGCATAAAGTTTGTACTTATATTATTCTGATTACAGATGATATACGAAATGGAGGAAGTATATGACAGCAGAAATCGCTATATTAAACAAACATGGTGTAGCTCTAGCAGCAGATAGTGCAGTTACTATTACTAATGGTAATGCTTCTAAAACATATAATGCAGCTAATAAGCTATTCTCTTTTGGTAGTGCTCATGATATAGGTTTCATGATTTATGGAGATGCTGATTACATGGGAATTCCTTGGGAGATAATTTTTAAAGAGTATAGGAGAGTAAATAAGCAAACCGTTTTTAAAACGATTGAGGATTGTGCGAATCAATTTATTGATTTTGTAAAACAACCCAAATTCAATAATCCTGAAATTGCTAAAGAACAGATACAGGCAATGATGTATCGAGCTTTAGTGACCCTTACGGAATATGCTGGTGAAGATATTAATGCTATTCAAGCACAAAGCGACAATCACGAGATTGATGACGGACAGATTGTAGATATTATAAAAGAAAAAATTGAATCAATGCGCAGAGAATGTATTGATAGGCGCTTTTTTAAATGCGATATCGAACCTGAAACTTTTTTGGGAGACTTCCAAGGCTTTTGCATTGACATACTGACTAAACATTTTAAGTTGCCATTTGAAGAATTTTTAAATGACTTTTTGACATTTATGTATGAGTTGGTTATATATAGAAATATGTTTGAAAGTATATCCGGAATTGTAATTTGTGGATATGGCGAGGATGAATTATTCCCTTCGTTAGTTTCTTATGAACTTAGTTTTTCGTATAATGAAAGGTTGAAATTAATAAAAAAAGAAGAAGTAGAGATATCTTCAGTTGGATGCACGGCTTCTATTATCCCTTTTGCACAATCTGATATGATTTTAACTATCCTAAAGGGAATGGATCCAGCTATGGAACTAGCGGTTAGCGACAAAATTAGAGAAAGTTCGTTGACCTCAGAAGAGAAAGATAGTATAATTAACTCAATAGCCGATACCCAAAAAGAAAATTTTATCGACCCTATACTAAATATAGTAGGTATGTTGTCCATTGACGAGTTGGCTAATATGGCGGCTACACTAGTTAATTTAACGTCATTCAAGCGTCACTACACCGATTCCCTTGAAACGGTGGGCGGACCGGTAGATGTTCTGGTTGTGACTAGAGGAGACGGTCCTATATGGATAAACAGAAAAGAGTATTTTGATATCAATAAAAATATTGATTATCAATTAAGAAAGAAGAGGTGTAGATTATGA